TGGCTCTACCACTTCGCCCCCGTGGGAGGGAGGACCGGTCGGGAGGGAGGAGGGGGGGAGGGAGGCCAGACCCACCAACCCCCTGCCTCGCGCGCACGCTTAATAGGGAGCTCGCAGCGCGTCTTCCTCATCCTCGAGACCGTCGCTCTCTGTGATCACAGAACCGCCCCAGACCGCCCCCAGAGCCCAGATTGGCCACAATCGACCATTTCTAAACGCTGTACCGAAGTACAATCGACATACCGACCGATTATTTTGATGACACGGTGTCAAGACTGTGCTGAGATAGAGACACAATCAATCAATGCTCATCATGAGCCAACAACCCACCAGGAGAGAGACATGACCGGACCAATCCCAACCCGACAGATGCAAATCAAGTGGGCGCAGAAGGCAATCAACGAAGCCCTTGAGCGCTACGATGGCAGCATCAGCGGGCGCAACCATGACCGCATGGTCGTCAAGAGCGAGCGCCTCGCGCGGAGCATGACCCTCGACGCGGTCCATGGCCGCCACTACATCGACACGCTTGGCCCCTACGGGCTCGACTGCGGTATGACCCTTGGCAAGGGCGATGAGCGCGTAATCAGCGTCTACTACTGCGGCCCATGCATCGGACGGTGGGAGCGCGTTCCCAAGGTCCACAACTGGGAGGGCACCGGCCTGGTGCGCCCTGCGGGCTGGGTCTACCGCTCCTACTAGGCCTCGCGCCTCGCTTCGCACGGGTGACTACGGTCGCCCGTGTCCAGCGCGGTACGAGACCACGCACACTTCCCACCCACCAGGAGAGAGACATGAGCACCAACGTAGACGCCATCCGCCACGCAGTAGCCGAAGACCTCGAAGGTTGGGACGGCTCGCCCATCATCGTCGACGGGAAGTCCGTGGGCCACGTCATTGCGCCCACCATCCACTCTGCCCGCCGCCGTAGCCTCGAAGCGGGCGAGTGCCGCGGCAGGTATGGCAGCGACGTCTACGTTGACGTGGGCGCGGTTCGCGGACCACGCAACGACCGATTCGCATCCGTCTACGTCTACGGCCACGAGATTGGAGAGTGGCGCAAGGATAGCCGAGGCTGGCGTTTCCAGCGCCACTAGGCCTCGCGCCTCGCCCCCGTGCTCGTGACCCCGGTCACGGGCATCGGGCGGGACACGAGACCGCACACTACCAACCAACCAACCAAGGAAAAAACCATGAATGCGTTCATGAACAGTGCACTGCACACCACCACCCAATACATCCACGTCTTGCGCGGTCACATCCGAGACGGGCGCAAGATTACGATGAGTGAGCAGTGCGCGAGCCTAGCAGACCCTGAGCGCTACGGGTTCGCAGTGTACGCACAAGCGGCGCTGATTCTCGAAGGTAAGCGCCCCATCCTGACCACGAAGCAAACGAAACTGGACAAGGCACAAGGCGACGTGACGGGCTACGTCAACCGAGGCCTGACCCTGGCAACGTCTCGCGAGGCCTCGCCCTTCATCGGCTCCGCGTTCGATGCCTGCATCGGCGCAACTGACGCTTGCCGTTTGGCGTGCGTCGGGTCTCGCACGGGGCAGGGTCGACTGCCTAGCAGCGCAATCGCCCGCATTGGGCGCACCATCGCGCTCCACGTGGACCCCGTGACGTTCTGGGCCCGATATGACCGCGAAGTCGAGCGAGAGCAGCGCCGCGCCGAGCGCAAGGGATACAGGCTGGCCATGCGATGCAACGTCGCAAGCGACCACGCGCACGTAGCAGCGCGATCCGCTGCCACACATCCCGATGTCGCCCACTACGACTACACTGCCATCGCCGCGAACGTGCGACGCGTGGATGGCGTGCGCCGTGTCTACTCGCTCAAAGACGGCGCGCAGCGTCGCATGCTGGCGAAGCGCATGATTGAAGAGGGGCGCGGTGTTGCGGTCGTCTTCGCTGCCAGCGCACGACGAAAAGAGCCACTGCCAGCCACCTGGAATGGCGCGCCAGTAATTGACGGTGACTTGCATGACCTGTGGTTCCTGCAAGCACCTGAGTCGGGTCCGTTCGTTGTAGGCCTTCGGGTGAAGGGCGACAACGGCCAAGTCCAGGCGGCTATTGATGCCGGCTTCGCAGTCGCTGCATAGCTCGCACACCGGGCGCGCGTCAGAGCTTCGGCTCTGGCGCGTCACCGGGACCGTGAGCCCGAAACCAGTAACCACAGAGGAGCCGAGACCATGGATACCATCACCATTGCGACGAAGACCGGAGCCCAGACAGTCACCGCGCGACCATGCGGTCCGGCGGGACTGTGCATCACGGGCGAGAAAGGCGCGTGGAATATCACGCACGTCCCCAGCGGGCTCGCCGTGTGCATGCCGTCCCTGGTTAACCCGAACGCGACGCTTGAAGACATTAAGAACGCGGTGTTTCTGGCCGAGTCCGCTGGGTTGGTACTGAGCGAGGGTATCGACTGGACCGCAGACGGTGACGCCCTCCCGCGCGAGGCTTGCGCGGCGTGGGTCGTCTCGGTGCTGCGCTCGGTTCGCTCAGCCTCACAGAACACACCCTAGAACGCATTTGACGCCCTCAAGGCAGGGCAACCTACCAACCAACCAAGTAAAAGCCCGTACGCGGGCAGGGAGACAGCAAGATGAGCAGAACACGGCGATACGTGAGCGAGAGCGAGGTGCGCCAAGTCGCAGACACGGTGTGCAGGTCATGCGACTTCGTGTGGCGCGGCGACACGGCGAGACTGCGAGAGATTGCCCGCGATGAGTTCAGAGAGATGGGTATTGAGCCCACGCCTAGCCAGGTGGGCTACGCGGTCAAGTTGGGCCGCGCATCCTACGGCGGGGTCATCCGGTCCACCAAGGCCGCAATCTACGGGGGGCGACGATGAGTAGCCTCATGACAGCCCTCGCCCTGGCCTTGGCCCTGCTCTTCACGAGCAGCGGCCCTGGCCCGGTGGGCATCATCGACCATGGAGAGGACGGGGTCTGGGCTCTGGAGTGCGAGGTAGATGGAGAGTACGAACTCATCTACATCACGGGAGACCATCACGAGGGTGAGCGTGTGCCCTGCCCAGAGGAGAGCGGACAATGATGAACCGAGCAGGCCAATGGTGCCAAAAGTGCGCCGAGAAGAACGCGAGAGAGACGCGAGAGATTAGGGACCGGCTCGGGCGTACGCAGGTGTGCCAGTCGGCCAGCAGTTGGGAGGAGGCCACGCAGTACATGGTGCAGGACTGTTTCCGACGCCCCGTCAACGCAGCCGCGCCGCCCTGCGGCTGCGAGCCATACCCATCGCGGCTCCAGTGGCACCGGGGGGTGGTTCAATGACTGACCACGAAGCCGAGCGAATTAAGCGCGCCCAGGCCTGGGTGCCCCACCCTGAGATTGAGCACATCGAAGACGGCGTCTCGTATGCGTGCAGCTACTGCATGCGGGTGGACACCGAGGAAGTATTGCTCGAATCCATGCGGCGCAACGGCATCGACGACGGCGTGCGCGCCGGGGCCTAGGCAGATTTCCCTTGACACCATGTGACAACCTGGCAGAATCCGTAATCACAGAGCCGTACAACGCTCTCAACCACTGACCGACCAACCATTAGGAGAATTATTGTGGAGAGTTCCACCACACCTTCACCGTCCAAGACGGTTCGCCGCGTGGCCAAGATGCTGCGCTCCATGCACGCCATGACCGAGGCAGGCTGCTCGCCCGCTCAGATGGGAGAGGCGATGGGCCACGCTGCGTGCGTCGTGGCGCTGCTCACCCCTGACGAGTGGCGCGCTGCTGTCGCGCTGTCTGAGGGGGGTGACCAGTGATTAGCAAGCGACAGTGGCAACGCTGCATGGCGAAGGCTACCAATGGCAAGACCCTCCGTGAGTCCATCAACGAGGAGCTCCAGTCCACAGACAAGACCATCAACGAGAGCGGCGTGAAGTCCATGTACGCCACGCGCATCGATGGCAAGTGGACCGTGTGCATCAACGGGACCTGGACCAGCGGCGGGTACGGCGGCTTCTTCGACATCATGCGGATGATTGCCCGCACGCCCATCGCCTGGGACGAGCCGCATGACCCTCGGAAGGACGGATGAGTAAGAAGCAGGACAGAGAGAAGCTCAACGCATGTGCAGACCTCATGCGTGAGCAGGTCGAGGACATGAAGTCCGCAGAGGATGCTCTCGACCACCTCATCTGGCTCGCGCTCAACGTCGTCGACAGCGAGCCCAAGTGGAAAGAGCCGTGCCTCACACGGGTCTACGCACGAGTCTTCTACAGGTTTCACGAGCAGGCCTGGGATGACCACCGGGCCAACATCGAGTTCAACAGAGAGATACACACCAAGGAGTCCAAGTCATGAGCCTCAACATCACCACCACCAAGAACTTCGGGACCTCGAGCCTCACGGCCCTGGTCCACGGCCCACCAGGAGCGGGCAAGACCTACGCTGCGCGCACCTGCCCTGGGAAGACCCTCGTGGTCAGCGCCGAGGCTGGGCTGCTCTCGCTTCGAGACGTAGAGATTGACGTGGCCACCATCTCCACGTTCTCTGACCTCAAGCGCGTCTACTTCCTGCTCAATGACGAGGGCCAGCCCTACGAGTGGGTGTA